CTTCTTGTTTTTGTTTTGCTGTCGCCTTGCTTGAGTCTTTTATCTTTGCGTTAAACAGTGCTGCTTGAATCGCAATTTCCTTTACAGCTCTTGCGTCATCCTCTTTTATCTGTAAGGAGGCCTGTTCTAGCGCCAGCCTCTTGTCTGCATTGTGCAAAGACTTTAAAGTGTATTTTTCGTATAATAACGTTTTTTCAGCTGAAATTTCATCTAGCCGGCGTTGCTCTTCCTTTGTATTGGTTATGCGCCGGCTTATGTCGTCGGTCTGTGCACTCAAAACAAGAAGCTTCTCTGCCCAAGTTTTAGCCTCTTTCATGCTATCAGACAAGGCTGAGGCTGAGGCAGCTGCAGCTGAGGCAGCTGCGGGGTCCATACCGCCGCCACCGCCGCCGCCGCCGATTTGCGCACCTTTCAGGGCGGACGTGAGCGCCTTTAATTCTTTTACAACTGAATCAAAATCATCCGCCATGCATTAATTATTCCTTATTTAAAGGGCCACTTAAGTTTTGTTGCTCTCTCAAATTTTTTGATAGAACTTTCCAAAGCATATCGGCTTTTATATGTTCTGGGGTTGTCAAGGCCATGGCGTGTGTATGCGTCCATATATCTCTTTTCTTTTGAAATTGTATCAGTAAAGGATTTTATTTCGTGGCGATTGCCTCTTAACATGGTATTGATAGGGGCGCCCTGAAACATTCTAGAAAGCATCCATTTAATATTCGCTCCCATTACAGACAGTGTGCTTTCGCTAAGTTCACCACGTCGATGGGCGCCCAAATCTAAAACAATTTGTTCATCTTCTTGAAGTTGAAGCTCGTCCATGCTATACGCCCCCTTAAAAAATATATATTTGGTCAAAATAAATAGTTTGCAAAAACAAATAAGGCCGGGGTTAACCCGGCCGTTTTAGAAGCATTAGCGTCTAGACTTGCTCTTAGCTTTATCGTATTCTTCTTTCTCTTTCTCGAACTGCTCTTTAAGACGATTTGCAAACCAGTTTCGCAGGCCAATTGGTAAGCTGTATAATTCAACAATACTCCAGCCTCCGTGATATTTCATGGTGAAGAGCTGTTCATACACCTTCTCCATATAATCATCGCTTAGGCCAAAAAAACTCCGTATTAAACGGAACCTCCATTTCTGTCTCAAACCCACAAAACGGGCAGGAATATTCTTGCGATAAATCCAGGGCCGGCGTCAACAGTGCGTATACAGATCTTAAATACCTAGAATCAAGAGCGGGCATATATCTGATAAACTCATTAATTTGTACCTCATCTTTTACGCCATTAAGAGAGACAATGAATCGTCGCATTTGATCAATCAAACTCGGGTCTGTCGAGCCCGATTTGTTTACTTTGCGCTTCTTTTGCATTAAATTGCTGAGCCATCTCTCGTCCTTTCCGGTGAGAAGCTTAAGCTCCGCTTGAACTTGTGTTTTGGGGAGAGTAACCAGAAATGTACCCTTTTCAGTTTGTTTCCACTCGTTTTCTAACACATTTCCTTCATCATCAGTGTTTTGATCTGAAGGGTGCTGGACGCGATTCTCTTCCAGATTAAATGTATGCTTACTGTGGCTAGTGCAGGAAGGACATGTCACGTTTGTTTCATATTCCGCTCCATACGCATACATTCGCGTATAAACCATAATAGCATTCTTGTCACCAACAAGCAAATTATCAATATTGATTGATTTATTAACAAGGACACTCTGAATCACCTTATCCAAAGCAACGCCCTTTTTCAAGAGACTTTTGGAAGTAAGAATATCTTCTTCCCTTGCCGTCATGTGGCGGATTTCAATCGAATCTTTGCCGTGAAGAGGGTGGTCACTCGGGTAGAATTCTCCGCGTGAAGGCAGATCAACTATTTCAGTGGGCACGACCCAATTTAGGCCAACGCCACTCTGCCCCAAGGAAGTGGTTTCGCCAGCGGGAGCTTGGGGCGACTCCTCCGCTGCAGGAACTACCGGGGGGTGGTCTTGCGGCACTGCCCCGGAGCGTTCCTCATTATTTCGTTTAGACATTCAAACCTCACTTAAGATTGCATTGTAGTATATAGTCTAATATAATATTACAACAATGTTAAAGACTTTTAAACGAATTTAGAATTCAGTAGTGATTGGAACATTAACAACGCTATCCGCGTTTCCACCAATCGGATTGTGGTCGACGCCATTAAGTTTAGCATAATCATAGCGAATTTCAACGCTAACTTCAACCATGTCGTCAGAACTATAATCTAATTCACCAAAAGTAACCTTTTTGACCCATGGATTATAAAGCTGCCACTCTTCAATTACTGTATCGCCTCCGGCTGTGCCTTGGCCGCCGCCGGCTCCTGTAGCTAAATCCTTATTTCCAAGCTGCACAAGTCTAACCTTGCCAAGCGCCTTCGTGGCGCCATGTTTTGAGATAGTTGTTGTATCGCCGGGAGCTTCAGGGGGATGGTATCCCGATGACACAAGGGCGTTCCAAAAATGTTGAGCCATGTCTGGTGCGGATGGGTCGACCAAAGTGACGGTCACTGAGGACCACTTAACGCGCCCAGGATAATAGAATTCATGATTCAAATACTGATGTGGGGTTTCAGTAACCTCAAATTCTGGTTTAGTAACTTTTTTGCATACCCACGGTTGCAGGCCACCAATATATGCTAGCCATCGATATTTTCTTTTAGGTTCCGTAATGCCTGTGCCATGTCCACCTACGTCTGACCAAAATGCCATTATTGTTTTCCTCCGAAAAAGTTGTATTCTATTTTAAATAGGTTTTTCAATTATTTTTAGTCTGCAAAAGCAGCCCCTTCTCTTGAAATATTAAAGTCAATCGCGATAAACTCAATTGCTTTGGCTGGCTTCAAGAAAATCTTTGCATAAAGAATGTTTCTATCAACCAAATCGGGGGTTGTAGTGGTTTCATCCAAAACAATTCTGTAATCTGTCAAACCTAGACCGGTTTTGACACTTCTCAAGAACGGCTCCACCTGGCCAGTAAATCTGTTCCAAGTTACTGCTACGTTTTGATCGAACAATATTGTCGAAGCAATTCTAGAAATTCGTTTCTTGAGGAAAATCATGAGCCTTCTCACATTAATTCTATCAAGTGCAGAAGCCGCAGCTTGAAGCGTTTTTTGACCGAAGATTACAATTCCTTCTGAGGGGAAACTTGCAATCGGGTTAATACTCGCAGCGTAAAGATTATCGCGCTGCTTGCTAGTAAGCTTCTGAGAGATTCCTATAACAGGAAGACCGGCAGCTCCATTGCTTAGGCCGCCTCTATTAAATCCAGCTGGAGCGAACCACAGCTTCGACCTGGCTTCCCCAAATGACATTGAGCCCAGCGCAACGACCGAAGGCGGTACCCAAACCGGCAGATTTTTCTGCGGATCTAAGATTTGTACCCACGGGTAGTAACTTGCGCCATAACTTGTATCAAGTTCGCGGGAGCGCATTGATCTCACTGCGGAGTCTGCGCTGCCGACGCGGCTTGAGAACGCGCTTGTGCTGTCCGACGATGGGGTATAATCATTTTCAACGTCAATAATCGCCATGGCGTCACCCCGATCCTCGACCATATCAAGCAGCATATTTGTAATTACAGGCTTGGTCACAGAAGGAATAGTTACGAGGTTGTATTCTGCATCTTCGGGGTCACGAATCGTATCAATAGATTGTTTCAAACTGTTATATATGTGATTCGTTGTTTCAAGCGCACCATCTGCAATAATACCATTTCGGAGCGGATTCTTCTCTGTAATGTCATGACCATCAAATCCTCCGAAGAGAGGCATTGTAAATCCGTGTACACCGTATTCAAGGACAGCATTGTAACCTACATAACCACCATGGTCATTGGCAGAAAGTGACGTGCCCGGGAAGCCCGTCGCTTGCCTGCGCGAACCAGAAACATATGTCGCATCCAAACCATTGTCTGAACCGGACACATCATCCAAAGTAAAGACGAAAGAGTGCTCCAGACTTGCCACGCTAGATAAATCTGCGGTGAATTGGCTTGATTGTAAACCCTCTGGAAGAGCGCGGGAAATGTCAATCATACTACGATCAAAAAGTTTACTTGTCGTAGAACGACGCATATCCACACCAAAGCGAACTTGATCCAATGTAATGCCCTCATTGGCGTTGTTGGCTTTAAGAGCCATCGATGGCCAATAGAACGTACCAGTGAAGCAGAAGGCGCTCAGGGTGCCAGAGACTCCGGCCGATGCAATCGGGTAGCTAGAACCGGTCAATGTGTTCGGAACTAGTGCATTTTGAACAATGTTTGTACCAGCTTTAACATAACGATTAGTAAATTCGTCTTGTGCACTGATTGAGAGGCCCGTTGTAACCGTGTCGAGGTATTCAACTCCACCGCCCTTGTGTGGGCGAAGTGGAAGAATGAATTTTCCTGTTGGCGCCGTTGCGGCTGGGCCAGCTTCTTTTTGTGGGCCGCCCATATATGTAAAGTCAGCCGGCTTGGGAGGACCAAAGAAACCAAAGGGAAGATTCCTGGGCTCAAGAGTCCCATCTTCTAACGCCTTGGACACTTCAATACGGATATATTTCGACTTGTTGTCGTATTGGCCGTATTCTATCATGCGACGTTGCGATTCAGAATAACTAGAATATTTGTCGCCAATTTTTATACCAACAAAATCAGCCGAATTTGGATTCAAGTTACAATTTGCAAACCTCTCAACATATTGAGGTCTGGCGTCTAAATCACCAATTTTTCGAATTGCAACAGTAAATGTGCCATATTCGTTAGCATCATTTCCAGATTTCTTAATGTCTTCAATTGTAATTTTGAGATTTTTCTGATCCCATTCACCACTGTATCTTGAATGAAGCTTAAATAGTTTGTCCTTGCCATCTGCGACAAAAGTCGTTTTATCGCCTAAATCCTGGCTAATAACCCAACCAGTTTGAGCAGCCTGAGACCCAAAACGTCTATTCGACCAGTCAGCAGAGCCAGAACCAAGAGCAAGAATAACGCCATAACACTTATTACCAGTGGCAATCTTATCATTTAGGTGTCTTTCATAAGTCTCACCAAGCCAATATGTCTTGGTGAAGCCAGACTCAGTAATTGTACTGTTGGTCAAGGTGGGATTTGTATTAAACACCTTTCTAATGTATTTTTCTGATTGCGGATCAAAGTTAAATGTAGCCCTTTCCACAACTGCATCTGAGGCATTTTGAAGCTCAACGGTGAACTCTGCACCTGTTGATGTAACAGCTTCAATGAGTTGTGCTGTAGAGCCAGTAGTAATGGTACCAGCGGTAATGCTGCCTGCAGTCACGTTTCTCGCGGCGCCTTCAAGTGTGATGCCGCCAGTATCAAGATGCCATACAGCAGCCAGAGCGCCGGTGACGTTTTGGTTCACAGAGCCACTGTCGACAACCCAAAGGCCATAAGCTCCGCCGCCAGCTAATGTTGCAGCAATATCGTTAGTTGTTTGAAAGCCGGCTTGTCCAGCAGTAGTGGCACTTGAATTTTGTGTGCCGAGGACGCGGAATACGTTGACCGTATTATTATTAGTTAACCATGCTTGTGCAGCATAAGCGGCATATGTGGGGGCCATATAATTACCATCTCTCCAAACGTCTCCGCTTTTGCCACCAGCAATGGGCTCTCCAAAAGTCTCAACCAGCTCTGAAAGCTAACTGATCTGGATGGGGGTCATTCCGGTGCCTCTCTCATAAAGACCAATAACCATTGGCCCGACATCGCCAGGCGCTGCTGGAAGTTGCGAATTATCAATTTCCTTAAGGAAAATTCCAGGTGATACAAATTTAAATTTCGACGCTGACATCCTAATTTCTCCCTTTTATAGCTATTCTTATAGCA